TCACGACACCTTACATAACCAAATCCTGATTTCATTTCACTTCCCCTTCCTGGCTTCTGGCCGAAAACCTTATCATCTCGACCTCCAAAATGCTAATTTTCCCGATTATCCCCAGCCCACTGCTCTGCCATAGCCTGTGCAATGCCTGGAAAAGTCTTGCTACGCATTTTTGACCGTTCTTTCTTTGGTAGATTATACGTGTCGTAATGCCATTTACTATCAATTACACCGTTGCTGCATATGTGTAATACCGGTTCAACAATCTTCGTCGGTCGCAACTTCGGCAGCCCTTTCAGCCATAGACAGGTACTTTTTCTTTCTGCATGGCCAAACTGATAAGGCTGTATTATCTGGTCAGGCTTACGATATCGGGTTGACATTATTCCAATAGGATTTTCTATTGCTATTCTTTCACAATCCGCGGCAACAAACTGCATGAAGAAATCAACGCCTTGCTGCTGCCTACCGTCCCTCCGTTTCTGGTCAAAATACCTCGCTCCTGATACCGCTAAATGAGTGCACGGTGGGAAAGCGATTATCATATCCCACTCGTGTTTCAATAATGGTAAAACATTTTGCTGCAAATGCCATTCCGGATGTCCGCCAGAACATGGCTCTAAATCGCAGCTATAGGCTTCATGGCCCAGCCTCCGCAATTCTATTGTTACCGCCTGCGATTCCTCACACGCCACTAAAATTTTCATGCCTTAAAAGGTTCCGTGTACACTTTCCCGGCCGGGGAACGGCTCCTTTCTTAGTTTTCAAAATGCTAATTTTATGAAATAAACCCATCTGTGAAAAAATCCATCTGGCCAGGTAATTCTACACCATCTGGTATGTTCTCCCACTCGACTCCGATGTAATCCAATACCCGGCCCCAGCCAAACTTCTCCCCTGTTTCTGGGTCTGTGCAGCACCGGTACATCCAAAACTCCCATTCCTTCGGGTTCCGTTTCCGCAGCTGATCGAACCGATGGGGACGCGGTTCCAAGTGGATCCCGAAACCGCACATGCTACAGCCGGTCCTCTGGGCGCCTGTGATATACAGGGTTCCATCCGGCTTTCGTTCAATGGTTCCGTATATCTCCGGCACCGGCGCCTTGAGGTCAAGCGCCAACTGCAAAAGGTCCTGTCTCAGAAATGGTGTGAACGGCGCACTGCGGATAACCCCTTTTCCGAAATAATTGCAGCCATGTTCTGTAAGCGATTCTTCTCGCTGCCCTCCCTCAGAGGCCATTAATCCCAAAAATGGACGGCTGTTATGCTCCTTTGCCCAACGGTCACATGGCTTCTCTTTCATATGCAGGCAACACTTGTTACTGACCTTGAAGGGCGCTATCTTATAATTCACCCCTTCGTTCGCGTTCTCGTAGCCCGCGAATAACTCCAGCCACTTCTGCGGCAACTTCATCCGACTGTTCTTCGCATAATGCCCTTGTGCTCCGCACTCCCCAGTAATAATGGCATGACGGACTGTCTTGTTCTTGTCCGTAGGGTTCTGTAAGGTTTCGATCCTTCCGGCTATCTTCTTGGAGATAACCGGGAAGCCATATTCCTGCAAAATCTGCACTTTGGGCTTTCCCGGACGTATCAGGATCACTCCCAGTTCCCGGTGTATCCTCTGAATGCTCTTATCCTCTAGCGCTGATACTGATATAGCTGGCACATCAATGCCAATCTTCCGCAGAAACAGCAGCAGTACAATACTATCCAATCCTCCTACGCTCACATGGGCGTTAAGGCCCATATCATCCAACTTTTCAACGTATTCAATAGCCCGAAGCTCTGCGCGCTTCACCTTGACTTCATACGGCAGCGCCTGCATGGCGGTCATCTGGGCCTTTTTCTTTCGCTTCTCTGCTTTCCACTCTTCGGTGGTTAATTCTTTCTTTTCCATTTTTCAAAAGGAGCCGGGATATCCCGTCAACGGTGCGCACCGCTCCGGCCTCCTTTCTTAGTTTTCAAAATAACGATTACCCCTGTTTCTCTAACACCAACACCCGCGGCGCATAATAATGCGTCAGCCCGCCATATACTCCCGCCGGCACCGCCACCACCGCCCGATCCCCCTTCAGGTAGATATCCACCTCAAACTTGACATGGCTTTTCTTGGCTTCTGCCGGTACCCATCCCAGGGCGCTTTCCCCCGGCGGCACAACCGCAATCACCTTCCCGGTTTTTTTGTCCAACTTCCCTGTGCCTGACTTTCCCAAGTCACTGTATCGCCTATGCTAACCATCGTGTCTCCTCCTCTAACTGTGCAAACGCCGCCAGCATAACTCGACCGCACACCGGTGCTCCGTTATACTTCTTCATGATTTCCGCAAAGTCCTTGGTTGCTTCCTGCCAAGCTCCCGGTTCCATCGGGCGGCCGTGGTATTTCAGGTAAAACCGATAAGAATCAGACCACACACCTTTTACCAGGTCAGCATTCTCCTTGTCTCTCTGCTCTTGACCATAAGTGCTCATAGTATGCACCTCGCTTTCCGGTAATGGGCCCGCCGGCGCTTCCACTGATTTTCACAGAACTGGATATCGTCCACATAATCATAGCAGACAGCATCCTCCTTACCGTCAAACACCCTGGCAATCCGGCCAATGCTCTGCGTCACCACGGAGTAATCCTTCTTTGGCGTGACCATATACAATCGATCCAGCCGCGGAATATCCAGCCCTTCCTTTGCCAGCGCATAGCTGGCAAACAGATAATGTTTCCGGCCTACGCGCATATCCTCTATGGCTCGTTCTCGCTCTGCCCTTGCCCGCTTGCTGGTCATGCTGCCGTCAATCATGGCTGATAACGCTCGCAGCTTGTCCGGAAGCAATTCCCGCAGCACTCGAAGATGTTCCAGACGATCCGACAATACCAGATTATAATGATTACTGTTATGGGCCAGATCGGCGTTGATCAACTCGTTACGTTTCCGGTTCCCGGCCAGGTATGTGAGCAGTGAACTGTATACCAGCGTCCCATCCGTATCCAAACAGCTCCTGTCCGTCAGTACGCCGGTGTCTCTCCGCAGTATCCTCACCTGCATGGTCTTATCCTTAACCGCCTCCTCTGGAACCTGGTAGGCAATATCCCCAAGGATCGCAAAGGTAGTCTTGATCAATCCATCCGACCGCCTCACCGTAGCAGAAAGCCCAAACTTATACCGTGCCGCCAGGCTGCTGATCACTCGATAAAACATCGTGACTTGCGTCGGTGTACCGGCTACCCGGTGGCATTCATCTACGATCACCACATCCCATGTGTACTTGTACTGAGTGAGGTCCAACTTGCTGAGGGTCTGGACCGTCGCAAAGGTGATGTGGCTGCCAATATTAACACGCCCTTCGGTGATCGTCCCCAGCTGCTCCACCGGGAAATATTGCCTTGCTCGCTCAAATGATTGGGTGAGTAGATCCTTGGTATGCGTTACCCATAGCGCTTTCCGCCGCAGGCAGGCGGCTAGGGCAATCCCCATCTGCGTTTTCCCGGATCCGCATGGGCTCTGGAGGATCCCGCAGCCATAAGAAGCCATTGCTTCCACAGCCGGCGCCTGATAATCGTACAGCGGCACGGATCCGGAATACTCTATCTGGCCATTATCCGCCAGATCCGTTGTCACCTGGGATTCACCCAGAAACTGCCGCAGGTGCTTTCCTGTCCCGCAGGGGACATAGATCACAGCTCCATCCACCCGATACAAATATATGTACTGTGGCGTATTACCCAGCCACATGCCGCGGCGCTGGCGCAGTTGATACTCCGGATTCAGAAACACCAGATTATCCCGGCAGTATTGAACCACTTGCGGAGTGGCCTCACGGATCCGGATCTCATTGCTGATTATCAACTCCATCTGATCACCCCCAGTTGTCCTTGCGGTCCTGTTCTTCCATCCATTGCTGGAATCTCTCACCATGAACGGCGCACCCCATCCGGTTCAATCGTTTCACACCGTCATTCTGCAATGCCTTGATCTGCCAGTAATCCACCAGATAGATGTCATTCCCCGGGAAACGGATTGCAAATTTCCCCCGGCTGTTTCCTGTTACTTCAAACAGGTGCATCGCATTATACTGGTTTTCCTCCATCCTGCTGAGCTGGAAATAATCGTTTTGACAATCCTTACAGTCGAACAGATAGGTGCGTCCGGCCCGCGCTGCAATCACATCACACGGCTGCCCATTCTTATTGTCCTGAAACAGGTGTACCCAGAACCAGTTATCTGCCAGAAGACCGGCAAATTCTTTTTCAAACCTGGTTCCTGCTGATTTATTGTTCATATCCTTCACCTCATTTTGTGTTCAGTCTTACCATTTTTCATGAATGTCTTACGCAGGTCTTACTACAAAAATGCCTGCAACCCTTTATTTTACACAGGGTCTTACTGTCTTACCAAAAATCCGGTTGTATATACTAACATTTTTAGAGTAGAAATTATATGTTAAATTTTCTACAAACTTTTTCCTCGCGTCACGAGATATATAAAACAGGTAAGACCAGTAAGACAGGTAAGACTTTATTAAAAAAGCCTTATTTTACGCGGGCTTTAGGGTCTTACCAAGGTCTTACCTTTTGCCGAAAGTCTTACCTTTTTTTATTCAAAAGGCAACGTTTCCTGCCCATCCATGACCATAAAACCATCTTTGTCAGTGCTGTCATCGTCCTGAGGAAGCTGAAATTTGACATAGCTGGACTTGATTCCATACACCTTTGTCTGGTGCACCATTTTCCCCTGGGAGTTTCGGATCAGATACCCCTTGTCCGACCATTTTCGGCTGACCGCAGTATAATCAAACCCATTCTGGTCCAGATACGCCAATAACACATCCCGGTTAATCACCATGACTTCTTCGTCAATTTTCCCCCATACCTCTCCGCGATTAGAGGACGCTGGGTCTTTAGGGTCTTCGAACCGCACCGGATTCTTTGCGGCCCAGTTGAGAACGGACTGGTAAGCCCGCTCTGCTACGTCAACCTCGTATGCACTCTGGAGATACTTTTTTACATTCTGAACCGTCAATGGCTTGTCATCCGCAAAAAAAAGCCGACTTGCGATCTCATCCGCCAGCAGGATGCAGGCCATCGCCATTGCCTGCTTGTCCGTCGTGTCCAGCCTGCACAGTTCCTCAAAGATTTCTCGATACCGCGCAGTCAGTTTTTCAGTCTCAATCTCCTGTATGTATTCCACAAATCTTCTCCCAGCAAACCCATAATTCTCCTGTACCAAGCTGCTCACATAATGCCCATCATCTACCAGGGCACCATCAATCGCAATCTCAATGACGCGGTTCTTGCTTCCACCCCCGGAGTTCGCCTTCGTGATCGGCTCCTCTCCCGTGAACAGGAAACTGTTTTTCCATGTCCTGGTCTCTTCGACGCCGCCATAGGCCCGGGCCCGACCACGGTCTACTCCCTCCGTGATCTGATAGATTAGCTGGTCAAAATTTCCCTGCCACTTATCCTTGATGGTTTGCAGCTCATCACCGGCAAATGGTATGCTGCATAAAAATGCTGCGTTTCGCATGATGGCATTACGAGTCATGTTCATTGTTTTGACCAGTCCACCCATTTTCGGATTTCCCCAAATGCTCATGGACACCATCAGTGCCACGGTTTTGCAGGTTCCTGTTGTTCCCCATACGTGCAGAACAAATGGGAGGATCTTGAGTGGCTCCAGAAGCACGGAGGCAAAACTGGCTGCCATCATCAATCGTAGCGGCTCGTTATGCCGCAATCCAGCGCATAGGCTCTTCCAAGCTTCAAAATTGCCTGCTTCCTTTACATTTCTGAATATCACCTCATAATCCGGATCACCTTCATACCGGATATCATTTGCATATGGCGTAAAGGAATTTCCTACCCACCCAAGGCGGTTTATAGATTTCTTTGGATTAAGGGTCAACGGATTGAGTCCTACACAATCCGATATGTAGCGGACCATATTTTTTGCATTGTCCGATGTGACCTCTATTCCAAATTGACTGAGGGCATCTACAATCTTATTGGTGTTGGCACAGACACTACGATCAACGGTGATCTTTTGCCAGCTGGCTGATTTAAAATAAGCCAGTGTTATCCGTTCCTCCGCTGTATCTACATTTTTCAGGATTTCCACTGGTAAAATAGGGTGGCTGCAAGCCTGATATGGTACCGGCATGGCGTTTTTATCATATCGAATTGTCCTGACTCCCAGATCATTTGCCGTCCACTCCCCGCAGATCAACTCCAGCGGCTGGTCCGTGAACCTGGTCTTCTGGCCGGTCTGTTTCTGCCGCTGGGCATAATCCAGCACGAAGGACTTATACAGATTATTGAACTCCGTCACCCGTTTTAACTGCCTGGCAGTATTCCGAAGAGACTCTATGTACTGGGTTCGCTCGATATTATCCTCTATCTCAAAAATCTGATAAAATATCTCATCTGGAAATGGTTCCGTCGGCTTCAATGCGGATATACCAGTCAGCAATTCGTCTTTCGACTTCTCCAATCTTTTTCACCGCCTTCTTGTCTGCATATAGTTCTTCTGGACACTGCTCCAGACAATTAAGCAGATACTCCACATGGGTCAAACTCCCAAGTCCTTCCCAGAAATGCTCATTACGTTTACGGATCGCCTCGCACAGCAGGCCGCGGTAGACCGTCAAATACATTTTCGACCGCTTCACAAAAGCCGCCAGTTCACGCCGCTGCCGCTGCGCCTTCTCCGCCTCCCGTTTCTCCCGGTATGTCACCGGAATGTTAATGGGGATCCCAAAAGCCGCCGCCAACTCCCTTGCTGCCTCATAATTCCCCACGTCCTGGTACCGCGCAACGAACTTGATCTGGTCTCCACCAGAACCGCAGGAAAAACAATAGTAGCCTTTCCCATCCGGATATATCTTCATGCTTGGCCGCTGATCCTGATGGAAGGGGCACAGACACAGCCCCTTCTGATTCACCTTCAGGCCATAGTATTCCGCGACCTGATGCATGGATACCCCTTCTTTTACTTTGCGGTACAACTCCGGATCATAATCACAGGAACGGTATGCCTTCATCCTCTACCCCATCCGGAATATTCATGAACCCGTCACCCACACTGGGTTGAGGTGCCGCCTGCGCCTGGATGGGCCTTCCTACCGGCCCCTCCGACAGCAGTTCATCCTCCGGCACTTCCGCCTCGGCAAGCCCGGCTACGCTGCGGATCCTCCACAGCTCCGTTGTCATTGCGCGCTCTCCATTGTCCTTTTCATATTGCCGGCGGCGGAAAATACCTCCAAACTTATTGTCGACGAGAGTCTTTTCATTGCCTTCCTTATCCCATTGAAATGTAATGTTATTGGAGCGTTCAATGGCCGTAATGACTCCTTTAAGCCATGGCGTCCCCTTGTCATCCATGTTCTGCTTGAAAACTCCCCGCCATTTTGCCTTCGGATTCGTTTCTTTTTCAGCCTTGAACTGCTTATCGTAAAAGTCCTTATACTCACCTTCTGCAATATCGTACAGGATCACAAATTTTCTCCACTTGTGCCCGTTCCGGTCCTCTTCGGTAACCTCAGCTACCTGCCTGATCTTGCACACATACTTGCCTTTCGGCAATGCCTGAAACTCCCCTGTATAAGCTGCAGCCTCATCATATCCCTGCGGTTTCTTAATCATTCTGTTTGTCCTCCTTTACATTCTTCGTGTTCTGAATTCCGTAATATTCCCGGATGGTGCTATCGACCATCAATAAGTCATTGTCAATTTCAAGTTCCGAAAACATTCCCATTGGTGACTTGCTTACCGCGCCGTTTGCCGACTGTGTGATAAACCGGTGATCCTCTCCATCCAGGACACAGCGCAGCACGATGGTAAACATTCCTTCAACACACACCTTTTCATCAAGCAGTTTTCCAATCGTTTTCGGCTTCACATCACCGCTGTCATCCTTATCCTCATGCATCATAAAATACACGATTCTATCCTCTGGCATTGACACTACAAACTGAATCAGGCTCCAGAACCGGTCCCCCAAATCATTGTAGAGAGAAAATACGCCATTCCCCTTACCAGCGTTACTATGACCACGCATGAACTGATTTGTAATAAGATATCCAGCGTCATCAATAACCACAGATTTCTGCTGACAACCTTTCAAGGCTGACATAATCTTGTTATAATCATCTGTCTGAACTGCCGGAATCCTGCCCTTAAAGGGAAGGGGCTTTTTCAGAACATTAATAAGCGCAAAATCTTTCCCCACACAATTCCTCATGCTCGTACTTTTCCCGGATCCACTCCGGCCAATAATCAATACTGGTACTGCCATGGCTTCCTCCTTAATATGGCAGCGGATCTTCCGCTGCTTCCTCTTCCAGGTCTGTCAGTTCCTCTTCTTCCTGATCGACATTCTCCGCAATCCAGTCATCTTCAAAGAAGTTAATTCCCCTCATATGCGGAAACAGCACTTCCCGCGCCTTAGTCCCAGGCGATTCCGTATGTACCCAGTAAATGGTTGTCTCATTCTTAAAATACAGTACCGAATACAGCATACTGGGGCGCCCAGGCATTCCTTCGGCCGTATCATCCAGCTCACTGGCAGATATCACGTCGCACGAAAGCTTTCTTTCCGCTGTCAGAAACGCCAGATCACTGTGGCGCTGAAATACAAGATATTCATGCGGCCACGCCATCAAGAACATCGGGGTAATCGCGGCAAAGTCCTTAGCCCGCTTCCAATCCTCATACGGATCCGGATAATCAATAACCGCTTCCCGGACCAGCTCCTTGTCCGCGCCGATGGTATAGTGGTAGCATTCACCCGGTTCCGGCAGATCCCCGATCAGCTCCATGATGGCCGCCTTGAACTTGTTGGACGCATACGGATGTTCTACATACGCCCCCCAGCAATCCGAATACACCAGGTAATGATCATCTACGTTTCCCACAATCAGGCCGTGCTTCTTCAGGCTGGCCTTCATAATCTTCTTCAATTCTCCCGTTTTCAGGAACATAATTTTGCTCTCCTTTCGCATTTCGCTTCATACTTTCGTCCATCCCATTCCGCACCAGCGCCAGAACCATATCCATCTCTTCAAAAGATAGGTGCCAAGCTCCCGTGACCATGATCTTCACAATCCTGGCCGCCACATCCATCAATACCTGCATACGAAACGGGGTTATCATTTCAGTGTTCACCGGTTTCAGGAGTAATCACCTCAACTTCTTCATCGAACTGAAATAAAAGATCCGTCTTTACCGCGCTATGGCCAAAGCTATGTACATAGGCGACAAGCGTGCTCCCGTTCAGTTTAATGGCCTCAACATCAAACTTCTGCCAGTTTCCATATTCCCCATACTCCACCCGAATCACCTGTCCGGGCTGGAGCTCCTTTGCTTTTATCATCATAAGCTCAATCCTCCAAAATAACTTCCGCTTCCAGCAGCGCCATATCCTCCAGCACCCGGTCATAGTGTTCTTTGTCTTCTGTGCTCCCGGATTCAATAGCCCGGCGGGCGGTCTGTCCCTTGAACAGAGTCCAGAGTCGGAAATAATATTTCTCATCCATCTTGCATTCTCCCTCAATATCCCTTAAAATAGGGGTGTAAAATTGTTTTTTCAGTTACCTGAATCCCGGACGGCTCCACCCGTCTGGGGTTCTTTTCATTCAGCCACACTCACTGTTCTTGACTTAGCGTCATAGACCAATCGAAGAGTTGCCCCGGTCCTGTCTGTGAGTACGCCTTCATTGCCATTCATCGTCAACTCGAAACAGCTCGTTTCAAAATTCTCCGCCTCAAGCCAACTTCTGATCGCATACTCTGCAATGGTCTTAGCTCCTCTGATCATCGTCCCTCACCTCCCATCAATCCGGTACCTGCTCAGTCGTCATGCTTAATACTCGCTGCTGCCCCGGATATCCCGGCCCCAGGTTGACATACAACCCGCCAATCTCCAGATCAGGCTCGTACCGGCATAATGTCCTGGTGCGCTTACCCCGCGTGCCGTCTGCATACTCGCGGATTACCTTGTATATGTACAGCGTATACATCATCTCACCTCTCTCACGCCGCCACCGGCAGCTCCGCTCGGATCCACATCTTCATGATCTCAACCGCCTCCCGGCAGCCCGCCTCAATCTCCTGGCCGATCCAACTCCGCAGGCATATGATGTCACCTATCCGCAGCTGGTCCAGGTGCTCCACGTAATACTCCTGCTCTGTCATGTACTCGTCCGTAGCGTCCAAGTTACTCACTGCAAGCCGCGTTGCTCTGGCTGCGATAGCTTCCATCTGTTCTCTCTTCATGATTTCCTCCCTCACACCACAATGATCCCACCCCAGGTCAACGCCAGCAGCGTCCCAGCGATCGAAAACAGCACCATGCACATCAGCGCCATCCGCTCCGCGCTCTCCTGGCCCCGCCGGGCCTCCCGCAGGCTGCCGCGTAGCCAGGTGTTCTCTTCCTGCAGCTCGGCGTATGCTGGGTCATCCAACACTCTGATCATTTTTCTCACCTTCTTTCGCTGCCGGATAGCTTTCTATGAACCGTTCAAGGTCACTCCCCCGTACCTTCTTCTGACCCAGCAACAGATATGGAAGTTTCCGGCTCTTAATCAGTTCATACACCATGCTGGGATTAACTTTGAGGACGTTTGCCGCTTCTTTCACTGTATACAACGGTTTGTAAGGTTCGACCATGTGAAGCACCTCCCTTCTAACTTTTTCCATCCCCCTCCTATGTCAATGTACTTCACCCTGTCAGCTATCATTTGGTCGTGGTTCATCTTCTGCAAAATATTCCACAGGAACATCAAAATATTTTGCTAGTATCAATAGCTTTTCAAACTTCGGCTTGCTCTTTCCACGTTTCCAATCTGAAAATGTAGTATTGGAAATCCCCGTTTCTTTGGCTACTTGGTAAGTTGTTTTTTTACTTACAATTAGTAGATCCAAAAACTTCTTATACATTTTTCCTCCTTTCCTAAATAGTACTT